GTCGATTTTTTTCCTTCTTTTATCAGACCTCCCTTGGCAGTAAGTGGAGATGAACCGGTATAACGAAATGTAAATGTCTTGTCAAATTCCTTCACGTAAATAGATCGATAACCTGGTGCGAGTAACAACGCTTCAAATGCATTTAAGCGAGTTATAAACTGCGCTCCTGATATGGCGTTTAAATAGAATTTAATCGTTACTTTTTTAGCGTTTAAATATACTTCCGACAAATCCACATCTTCACCATCACGTTCAAACCATTCGTTTTTTTGAGGCTCTTTGCGTTCGGGGAAAGTAAGAAAATCCAAATCGCCACCACGAATGATAAACATACCTATGGTACCAATATCAAAACCGTCAATTATACAAGAACCTGCCATAATTATACTTTTACCTTTATACCTTTTATATTCATATCTTCCAGATATTGCTTTATATTTTCCAATAATTTACAATATTCCGTATTATCCGCAATCCTATCCAATTGGCTACTCATTGTTCTTAAAATCAACAACTGCTCTCTGACATAATTTCTCGAATCAGCTCCTATCATTCGCAATGCATACAAATTAGCATTGTTCTCATCCACGCTGTCCTGACTTGCCGTAGCAATCCCTTTCGTCGTTCCGGTGCGCGCCGTCTCTGTTGAAGCCGATATATCAATGCCTGTAGTTGTCTTTATCGACCCATACATGTCATTTATAAACTTTGTAGCATCGGACGTCGCTTGCCCAATACCATTATAGAAAGCACCCACAGCGGAAGTAACCTGAGCGGTTTTTGCTTCGTTAGATAGTGACGTATCTTTGTATACTGCTAGGACCTTATCGGACAAATCGGAAAACATCTGAGCAAAAAATATTTGCTGTGCCAGGTCAGAAATCATTTTTTTCATCGCATTACCTACGTAATCCTGAAAATCATCAACAGCAGACTTACTATTATCGAGATTATCAAAAATAACCGTCATCAGATCATCGCTGAGCGAACCGAATATACCTGACAAATATGACTTAAGACTATCTAAAGCACTTTTGTATTCTTCGGTATAATCCAAAGCCGATTGAAGTGCTGATTTACTACTATCATTGAGTTTCTCGTTGGCAAGTATAGAGGTAGCAAGTTCTGTATTTAATTCACCCTGCGAATTGATAAGTAGAGGATATGTTTTAAGAAGACCTGAGTAATCAGCCTTTTCACCTCCCCAACCAAATAAGCCTGTTTTATGACTTCCCGTCTGAACTGTTGCAGATGATAATGATTTTACGGCATCATCTTTCGCTTTTCCATAAGCAGCTATTTGAGCCACATAAGCATTAGCCTCGGTTAGCTTACTTGTACCAAATATATTTTGAGCCTTTTCAAGCAAATCATTTTGCTTCATCAGCAAATCATTATACTCTTTTTGAGTATCCGCTTTTGCTTTCGCAATAGCTGCTAAGGCTTGCTGATGTGCTTTTTCGGCATTGAAAATAGTAGATAGCGTTGATGTTACTAAAGCAATACCCGCCCCGACATACCCGCCCTGCTTAAAGCCTTCCATTGTGGAGTTGGCAATGTTCATCACAGCACCTATACTTTTTGATGCAGAACTGGCAGCATCACCCTCTTCTGTTGACATAGCATCAAGCATTGACATTGCCTGACCTGCATAAAATTGAGCAGTAGCAAAACCGCTTTGAATTTTATTCAAAGTCGTATCTACAGCAACAGTATATTTTTCAATACTTTCTGTCGCTTTTTCTGCGCCAGGCAAATCGCCTTTTTCTTTGGCTTTAGATAGGTCTTCTTTAGCTTTTTTTAGTTTACCATACGAATCAATCAGATCACCCAACGAACCGCTTACTTTTGGAGCCTGCGACCTTTCAACAGTATCTAATATCTCTTTTGCATCCTTTTTGGTTAGTTTTCCGGCGGCCAATTCTGCGGCCACGCGTTCTTTTATTTGTACAACTAACTTTTCATTCAGCTCTTTTCCTATATTGTATTTTTCGTCAGTAGCTATTTTATAAGCTTTTGTTTCTTGTATCAATCCAAATGTTACATCACTTACTTGTTTATCTCGGGCAATGGTAGCCAGTCCGGCAGCTTCCAATTCGCCGGCTTGTACCAACTTTACAATGTCGGCATTATAATCGTGCATAATCTGCACACGTTCATCAGCAAACTGTTGCGCTAGTTTGGTTATTTCTTCACCGTATCTACGTGTTTCTTCTACCTGCTTAGCATCGTATGCAGCAGTTACATTTGTTGTTGCCGTAGCTAACTCTTTACCTTTAGTCGGGTCAATTTTAGATACCGAAGCAGAGAGAGTGCTTGCATCAGTGGAAAGAGCAACAAAACCTTTATCATCCTTATGATTTTTATTGTAGGCTTCTACAATAGCTGTTTCTTTTTCGGTGATCTTACGTATTTCCTCTTGTTTTTCGAGATCAATAGCTGAAAGTCGTTTCTGTAAACTATCAGCCTGTTGATCAAGTCGTAATGTTGAAGTTTCAGCATTAATATCGAGAATCAGTTTTTGCAACTCTTTTTCGGCATCATAAACCTCTTTAGTTGCTTTTTCCTTTTTCTGTTTATCTGGCTTAACAAACTCAACTAAATTATTACTCGAAATATATTTTTTTGCGTTATCAATTTCCGCGTATATTTTATCAAGTTCTGGAGTTGTCACTTTAAAAGCTTCAACTGGTGCCTGTCCTTTTGATGCACGGATTTGATTCACAACCTTACTTGCACCCAATTCAATTTCTTTCTGACGCTGAAATTCTGGACTTGATTCAATACTATATGCTTTTGAATACAATTTAGATAATTTATCCTCAGATGCTCTTAATCGCATTGACTTATCAATTGATACCATGTAATCATCAATCGCTTTTTTATTTTCACGAATCACATTACCTTCTTTATCTAGAGTTGCAGTATAACCGGGTATGAGTTCTTTTAACTGACTTATAATTGACAACTTTTGCTTTCTGGATATATTTTCAGAATCGAGAGATGCTCTCATCGCCCCTACTTTTGCAATTTCTTTTCCATAATCATCAGCTGTCTTTTGTGCTGCTTCTTGCTGTGTTTTTGCTGCTTCCTCAGCTGCTTTTGCTGCTTCCTGGTGTCTGTCAATCATTATTGACACAGCAGCAACAGCAGCAGTAATGGCAATGATTAATCCGCCTGTAAGTACAAGCATCATCCCTTTGGCTGCAGCCGTAGAAATACCCAAGGTAGCGGCTACACGTAAATTTGCGGCAGCCCATAATGTTTTTGCACGGGTAAGTAGCACTACCGAAAAATAGCTATCTTTATTAAGCGTTTCGGAAACTTGCTGAATACCGATGGTAATGGCCATAACAGCCTGAAGCCGTGTTTGAATCTTTACTAAATCTTCATTTTCGCCCGCAAATAAAGCAGCTACACCCATACCGGCAGAGAATGCGCCTGTAAGCCCGGTTACTGCCGTACTTACAGCTTTGAAACCTCTTTGATCATCAGCAAGTATTCGTGTTTGAGTTGTAGTATCACTCATTTGGTCGGCTAATTTCCCAAGAGCCTGCGCCTGAGCTTCATATTCAGGAGTCCCGCGCTTACCTGCCATCTCCATTTTAGAAAGCTCATCCTTCGCATTCATTACCTGCGTCCGAAGTCGGGCTTGTTTTTCGGAGGCAACTTCTACAGAACCGTTATTTTCGTCAATACTTTGTTTCAAAGTAGTGTACGTTTGTTTTAATCGGTCCTGTTCAGTTATTAGTTCAACAGCCTTTTGCTTCAAAGTATCATAGGCCGCAGAATCTTTGCCACCAGCAGCTTCCATTGCTGTCATCTCCGAAACAATGGACTGAATGCGCGTTGCTAATGATGCATTGGCCTGAGATGCCTCGTCCACCTTTGCTTTATATCCTGTCAGTGCAGCTTTTTCCTCTTCCAATGCTTGTTTGGCAGATTGTAATTCAAGTGTCAACTGTTCTTTCGAATTACCTGGAGCCGCATTATCTACTTGTTTTTGAATTGACTTTACATCATTCTCTATGCTCTTTATTAATTCAACCTGTTCTTGTACTGCTGACCGAGCAGCCTGTAAAGCCGCCTTGCCTGACGAAGATATACTATCAAAACTTTCACCTATTTTCCCACCTGCTGCATTTACGGAGCTACCAAAAGCAGTACTCGATTGAGCCACTTCATCAAGCTTCGTTTTATAATCCGACAAAGCTGCTTTTTCCTCTGCCAATGCCTGTTTAGTTGCAGTCAATTCATCGAGTAATTGAGACTTGGCAGTACTTGAAGCTGTTTTGTTCATCTTCTGTGCAATCGCATCTAAATCACTTTCTATTTGCTTAATTACACTTTCCTGTTCTTGCACAGCCGCTTTAGCCGATTGCACAGCATCTTTCGCAGCCGTGGAAATATTATTGACTCCCTGAACCGCCTTTTCGCTTTCAGTGTCAACGTTTTGTTTTAGTCTGATATCTATTTCTACAGGTTCCATAATTCTCAATTAATAATTACAAACTATCTATTGGGTAATAGTTTTCTTAAATCCTCTGCGCTTTCTGCTACAGGTGCTGGTTTATCGCCTTTCACATAGCGTGGTTCGTCTGCCATTTCGAGCAAATACATTGCCCAGGGCTGACTCCACATAATTTGGTGGTGTGTGTATCCTCTTTTTGTTTTTATATCTCCTAGTATTCCGAAAGGGCTATGCAAGCCATCCATGTAGCCTTTTGACTCCTCTTTCGCCTTTGACCCTAATTCTTCATCGTCATCAGTTGATTCATCCTTTCGCTGAAGTAATTGGTAATAGTCGTAAAATCCAGTATTGAATTTACGGCTTCGATGGCAAAGAATATTTGGATTAATTGAAAAGTCGGTACTTTCCAAGACAACCGTTCAGCCAGTTTATCAGTATCCTTTTCAATTTTCGTTTTATCGTTCAGCATTGCAATTGCAATTACCTTACACACGCTTTCTATACGTTCATTAGCAATGTCAGCAGTTACATTTGACAATCCGTTTTCGAGAATTATTCTGCTAAACTCTGCTATTGTTCCGGGGTAAAGTGGTCGGATTACGATCCGATTAAGGCCGAGCCATCTTATAAAAAAAGGAGCATCGATTTTAAACGCGATGCCCCTTTCTAACAATAAGTTGGCCGCTGCCAGCCTTGTTTTATTTTCATTCATTTACTACACGCTTGCAGTGTCTTGAAGCACATAATCATTTGGGAAATCTGTTTGTCCCAAAAGCCTGAATTTGAATGGCAATTTAAGCGTGCCATCTGCAGTCAGTTTACCGTTGAAGTTAACCGTACCTTTAGCACAAGGAACGATAAGAGCACCACCATTTTTCAAACGGAAACGAATAGCAGTAGTCAATACTTTTTTTGCTGATGGATGTAAATACATAGCCGTTGCACCTGTTCCGGTGACACTTCCACCCATTAGATTGACCATCTGATCATAGGTAGCTTTAATAAATGAACCCTGAGATGATAGACCAACACCAGTATAATCGACATCTTCCGGAGCATCATTTTCGTGCGAATACACCATTGACTCAGTTGCATCACCTTCTGTAATGGAAACTTCATCGTCTTTTAGTGTCAGTGGTTGTTCTTCCCAAACGGCAGTTGTCAAACCTGCCGCGCTAGTAATTACGGGCGCAAAGTCAATACCTGCAACCCTTGCCTTTAAAATAATTTTTTCAGCCATAATATTTGTTGTTTAATTAATTTTTAGTAATCGTTTAATCAGCGTTGAAACAAAAGGTATTTTCCAAATTCGGAATAATCCATATCCAATACCAAGTATAATTGTTATAAATCCAAACCACCAAACCCAATCATGCACCGGAACTTCAACCTCTACCTTCACTTCTTTACCTGGAACATTAACCGGATAAGGCACCGGTATAGAATCGTGAACCGTAGTTTTAGTATCAATTACCTTTCCGGGAATAACTCCTTTGTTTTCTATAGTATGATGAAGTAAACCAAGCGAATCAATGCAAGCTGTTGATATAGCTAAATCAGTCTCCAAATGCGAGTTTTTTACAGCAATTACCGATTGTTTTTGTGGTAAGTACTTTAAAAGAGTATCGTGTTTCGTTTGATACACAATGCTATCATGCTTTTGAACTATCGGAATATACCGAATCACTTCTTTAGTTTTACACCCAGTACAAATCATCATACCAAAAATGCAATATATAAATGCAAGCAAAGTAAGCGAGCTTATCAGCGCAGTTCTAACCCTTAGTAATTTCGCGGGCTTCTTGCTTTTTTTGTTCAAGATTATCATGATCAATCGTATTTAAAATTTTCAAAATCTTATTATTGGTAGTAGTAAGCTTTCTCACATCGTCACGCAACGAAGAAACCTCTTCCGCTAACGATTTATACTTATCGGCAATACTGCACGATCTATCTTCAGCAGCTTGCGCCCTTGCCTCAGCGGCTTGTGCTCTTGCTTCGGAAGCAGTTGCGCTATCCTGCCATATTTTGATGGCTTTAGATACATTATCAAGCTCAGTACTTTCAGCATTTGCATCTGCACCTTTGGCCGTTGCCTCTGCTGTCTTTTTCTGAGCCTTTATCGTGAATAAAGAAATTATAAACCCACTACCAAAAACAATTGTAAGAATTGTATTTATAAGCGAAAACCAATCAAATCCGGTTGCTGTTTGAATTATTGCTCCATCCATCTTAAATACCAATTGAAGTTAGCCATTTAGGCACATCGAAACTTGGACATGCTTTATTGGAAAACTGGTTGTGTCCTACTATTTTCACATCGGGGAACTTCGCATGAAACTTCTTTACAAAAGTTTTTAAAGCTTCCGACTGTGCTAACGTACGAGTATCTTTAGCTGTGCGACCATCGCGGGCAACTCCACCAACATACACAATATGTCTGCATACCGAATTCATACCTTCCACACCGTTTGTAATTTCCCACCCATCTACAAATGCATCATCGTTGTTTTTTACCAACCGCTCAACAGTACCGTTAATATGGATCATATCGGTATAGCCAACTTGTGACCACCCACGCCCAACAGGAGGAGCAGAACAATGCATTCTGCGAATATCAGCCGATGTAATCTCACGCCCTTCGGGAGTTGCAGTACAGTGAATAACCAGGTATTGAAGTTTCTTAGACATAGTTGAAATTTTTTAGTAGGATAGTACAAAAAAGGGGGCGGTTACCGGCGTTAGCTTTTTAGCGCCCCCTTTACACACACACGGATTTTATAACTTCTATGCTTCTGCTCTTGTTACCAACACTTGGTAGGTAGCTGTGGCATTACCATCTTTACTCTTCACGCTTACGTTGATGATATTCTCACCTACTGCTAAGTTCTTAGTTGCTGACGCAACACCGGTAGTCAATACAGTAGAACCAAGTTTAATTACTTGACCAACTACAGAACCTGTAGCAGTTACAGTATATGAATCTACAGCATTAGCCACATTGAGCGTATATTCTTTCGTTCCGGCAGAGAATGCAGGTATTAAGTCTCCAATGCTCAACTCTAAATCATTCAAATCAGTTGACCCTGCAGCAACAGCTGCATCACGTCCATCGTACAATACGATGTCCTCACCAAATACGATATTAGTATCAGCTTTCATCAACATTTTGAAGAAATACTTTTCACCAGAATTAGTAAGCTTATCAATTTGAATTGCCTCAGCATCATCAGCTAAGTTAACACCTACCCAAAAATTTGAATCTTTACCACTCGAAGTCACAGCTGCTACAATTACATCTTTCGGCCAGTCAGCTAATGCAACTATTTGAATGCCTTTGAATCTTTCAGGATTCATGTTGGTATAGTCAGCACCTTTAGTTGGCTTATCCGTTAATTCGTATTCATATGTCTCAGAATCTTCTACCGACATAAATAGTTTTAGATTTGAATTCTTTTTGACAGCTTTAGGAATCAATGCACGAATCAGTTTTAGTTTAGCAATAATATTTGATTGTTGTAATGCAACTGGATTGGCTACTCTCTGAACATCATTATCAGCCATAATTCGAGTGATAATTCCATCGAAGTATTTACCCTCTTCAGTTTCGTGAAATTCGCAGTTTAGATATAGTCCACCAAGTTCAAAATCAACAATTTTAGCTAATTCAGTCAACAGTGTAGTCTGAACATTAGACGGCAATTGACTAAATACTAAGTTACCAGTTGGTTGAAATGGTCGCCATATATCTTCAAAAGCACGGGGATTGAACGTTGTAAAAGCCATTACATCCTTCGGATTTAATTTCTTTTCATCAATTGTAAAATCACCCTTTGAATCAGATTCTGTGGGTTGCTCTTTTCTTCGTTGAAGCATTTTACCCACTCTTAATCGAGGAATAATAAAATCTTTTTTACAATTCGGTTGAACCATTATGTGACCACCTGTAACAATTTCATTGCCTGTAGTTGCTCGTACAAGTAAATCTTCTAATACTTCACCCGCATAAGCAGATGTAACTACTACAGCCATTGGCAACACACCCGTCATCTGAGGGAAGAATGAACCAATAGCACCAAGAGTAAGTACAGCACCGGAAGCCAACAAAGGACTTACACCAAGAACTGCAGCAAAAGCACCACCTGAAAACACACTGAGTAACAGCATGGTGAAAAGCGACATGATAAATTTAAATCTTTTCATTTTTTCAAAAATTTGTTTGTTTATAATCTTTTTTATACCTTAAAAAATCTGCATTAAGCTGCCGCTCTTATTTCTTTTTCTTTGCTGCATTAGCTTCGTCAATCTCGCGTTTGCGTTTTTGAAAAGCAGTTTCACCTGTAGGATTACCACCGTCACCCAGTTCCAACGAAGCAGATTTATGAGGAGTTAAACCCTTAAGCATTGTCATTGAACTTTCAGGGTTCAAATCAAATAACTGCAACATAGAAGCCTTTACGCTTCCGTCAGCTTTTTCGGTCAATCGACCGTCGGCAAGTGCCAAGGTCAATTCAGTATCAAAAGCAGTTTTCTTTGCCGTTTTATCAGCCAGTTCAATTGCATCGATTTTAGTCTGCAATTCAGTTTTAGCAGTTTCCGCAGCAGTAACTTTTAGTTTTTCAGCCGTAAGTTCTCCGTCCACTTTCACTTTGTCTGCAAGCAATAGATCAACCTTTGCGTAAAATTCAGCCTCGGTGGCCGTATCTGCAAGGTTTAATTTTGATAAATAATTTTTGTACATATTGTTTTCTATTTTTGGTTTTACAATAAAGTCGCTTAGTTTAAGACCAGGACCATCGCTTAGGTCAATCTCATTTCCTTCTTTGTCAAATAATCGGAGTGCATTGTGGTTTCCGCCAATTGGTAGAATGGAAGCTTCACGAAGTCGGCACTTCACAACTGTATAGTCAGTTTCGCCTTGAACCCTATACACTGGGTCATCCACCACTTCCAAATCAACCAACCCGCACGAAGCCATTTTGATAATACCGCGCTCCACTTTTCCAATTATCCGCTGAACCTCTTTGTCTGTATCCTCATAGTCGAATACTGCATCGGCCAGTAACACATTGTTTTCTTTGCGAATATTTGTCCACGTTCCAATTGGCAACTCATAATCATTGTGTCGGTAAAACATTACCGGGTTGCGCTCAAATTGTGTAGTGTCAACTCCCGACACCAATACGCGGACATCTTTTGTTGTTTGCGATCCATCGAGTAGTATAAAAGGAATTGGTTTTTTAGGCATAATTTAATTATCGTTTAAATGGGTTTTAAAAGACCTTGGCGGTAATCTCGTTTTCAATTACACTGCAAAAAAACGCTATAAAAACAACCCACCAAAAAAGTACTGCCATTTTGTCACGCATTTTTTTATTATCCCTATAAAAGCAGTTATTTTGCTTCAAATTAATAATGACACAATGGCAGAACTTACAAAAGACCAAAAGAAACAATGGGCTAAAGACCTATATCTATCCGATCAGAATCTTACACAAAAAGAGGTAGCTGAACGCGTGGGTACATCTGCTGTAACTATGAATAGTTGGGTTGATAAAGGAGGTTGGAAACAATTGAAAGAATCGCTATTGGTTACGCGTGAGTCTCAATTGCGCAGGCTGTATTTACAGCTTGATGAATTGAATACTGCTATAATGAGTAAGGGAGTTGGAAAACGATTCGCTGACCCGAAAGAGGTAGAAACTATTCGTAAGCTCACCAATGCCATCAAATCATTAGAGAATGAGTCAAGCATTGCCGACATAGTAGAAGTTTGTAAAAGACTACTCAACTGGTTGCGTCCTATCAATCCTATTCTTGCAAAAACGGTTGCCGGTGTTTTCGACGACTTTATTAAATCAGTTTTGAAAAAAGCATAACAATGGCACCTATTAAAGCTACAGACAAACAAGCCGTAAAAGATTGGGATGCGTATCTACTTAGTTTTGTGGAAGGTGTAGAATCCGAACAAAACGAATCGCCAAAAGCGAAAGAGAAACGCATTGAAAAGCTCGAAGGTAATTTTGAGGAATGGAAAAAATACTATTTCCCAAAATATTGTTTTGCCCCTGCAGCTCCTTTTCATATAAAAGGATCACGTCGCATACTCAATAACCCTGAGTGGTACGAAAGCCGTGTTTATGCTCGGGAGTTAGCTAAGGATACAGTATGTATGATTGAAACGCTATTTCAGGCACTTTCAAAATATCGCCCTGAAATAAGAAAACGTAACAATATACTTATTTCCAACAGTTACGATAAAGCTTGTAAGCTGCTAAAACCATATAAAATAAACCTCGAAAAAAACGAGCGACTTATTGCTGATTATGGTATTCAGCAGTTGCCTGGTAATTGGAGCGATGGAGACTTTACCACTACCGGTGGTATTTCATTTATTGCCGTTGGTGCTGGTCAGTCTCCACGTGGTAGCCGTAACGAAGAGGTAAGACCAGATAAAATTATCATTACCGATATTGATACCGACGAAGACTGTCGGAACAAAGATATTATTGACAAACGGTGGGAATGGTTCGAGGGTGCAGTATTTCCTACTCGTTCGGTTTCAAAGGACTTTCAGGTTATTTGGTTGGGTAACCTTATTTCGGAGGATTGCTGTGTGGCGCGCGCCATGAAGATGGCCGACAAGGTGGACATTGTAAACCTCGAAGATGAGGAAGGAAACAGCACTTGGCCGGGCAAAAATAAACCCGAACATATTGCACGTATCAAGAGCAAAATAAGCACAAAAGCCTATCAACAGGAATATATGAATAATCCGCTTAGTGAGGGCGATATATTCAAAGAATTGACGTGGGGTAAATGTCCCCAGTTGTCAACAATGCCATATGTAGTGAATTATGCCGATCCTTCACCTTCCAATAAAGAAAAACAAAAAAAGGGAGTAAGTTATAAAGCTCAGTTTTTGGTTGGCTATAAGGACGGCAAATTCTACATATACACCGGATATTTGGAACAGGTGGTTCAATCGGTTTTTGTACAGTGGTTTTACGACATACGTGACTATGTTCGCGGACGTTCACAGACATACAACTATGTTGAAAATAATAAGCTACAAGACCCATTTTTCGAGCAGGTATTTAAACCCATGTTTCATGCCATTGGCAAAATCAAAGGTTTTTTAAATATAACTCCTGACGATAGGAAAAAACCGGATAAAGCTACACGCATTGAGGGAACGCTTGAACCACTGAATCGTAATAGTCAACTAGTTTTCAATATCGACGAAAAAGACAATCCGCATATGAAGCGATTGGCCGAACAGTTCCGACTTTTTAGTATGCAACTGAAAGCCCCTGCCGACGGACCCGATTGTATAGAGGGAGCAGTATGGATACTAAACGAGAAAATAACAGCTATTGCACCGGGAGATTGGAAATCATGGAGTAAGTCACCAAATAAAAAACGAATATAAATTTTAAACACACGGAAAAATGAAAAAACTAATCAATTTATTAATCGCATTAAACTATCGTCGTAAGGTTCGCAGAATGAATCGACTTACTAAATTCAAGTATTTCAAAAAAGCCTGTCGGGAAGCGAACCGACTATCAAAAGAAAACGACGGAAAACGCTTTCGTGTATTCCTTTTTGATGAGTACCGGGTATGGAGCCGCGATGATATTCAACGTTTGAAAAATCAGGGAGTTCTTTCGAAAAAAGAACAAACGGGAATACTCTCAAAAAACTGCTTTTATGACACATTGACCCGGACAAATACACATCCAAGTTTTTCAAATCGCAAAGTATAAAACATAGAGATGCACATCCGTGCGTAACTACCAAAATAACTATTATGGCATACATAACTCCTGCAGAAATAACCACCCATTTAGGTGCCGAACAAATAGAAGCCATCAGTGATGGTGATGAAACTATGCTACAAGCTGCCATTAATGGTGCAATGGTTGAAGCTAAGGGATACCTATCGGCTTTCGATATGGCAACAGAATTAGCCAAGAATGGTGCAGCGCGTAATGCTTTGCTTATCATTTTCATTAAAGACATTGCTGTATGGCATTTCATCAATATTTGTAATGTAAACACTGATATTGATTTACGCGAAAAACGATATGATCGTGCAGTTTCATGGTTAATTTCCGTACAAAAAGGAAATGTAGTTCCTGATATAACTGCCAAAGTAGACGAATCAGGTGTAGCCGATAATCTTCCTTACAAAGTAACAAGTAATCCAAAACGTACTAATCACGTATAATCATGGCTAAAAGTACAACTAACCCTATCGGTTTTGATAAACCGTTACAAAGCACCGGCACAAAAACCGTGATGCAAACGCTTACAGTTCGTCCGGCTCGCGTTGAGACTGCTGATATTGGCACGTATTCAAATGCCATAAATTCAGCAAAAAACGGAAACCGAACGGCTTGGTTTAACCTGGTTGAAAATTTAATGACGGATGGCGTATTAGCTGATGCTATTGATAAGCTAGTTGAAGAGGTTACAGGTTCAGAAATTGCTTTCCAAATTGACGGCAAACAAGTAGATGTTATCAACGATATAATCGACACACCTGAGTTTGAAGACTTATTGAAAGAAATTGCTTTATCAAAAGTCTATGGACGAAAAGTTATTGAGGCGGGTTTTGTTCCCGGATTTAGTATTTATGCTTATCCGATGAAGAATTGCATTATCAAAAATATGGACAAGCCACTTTCGCAACGTGTGAAATTCATTGCTGCTAAAGAAGGTGATACATCAGGATATGATTATTCGAAAGATGAATTCATTTTTGAGGTTGGTAAAGATGATGATTTAGGATTGATTTTTCGTGCAGCTCAGTATGTAATTTACAAGCGTGGCAACTTTGGAGACTGGGCACAATTTGCAGAAATTTTCGGCATGCCTTTTTTATTGGGTAAATACAACTCAACCGATACCAATGCACGTGACCAACTTTTTGCGGCATTAAGTGAAATAGGTGGCAAGCCAGTTGCTGCAGTACCAAAAGAGTCGGATGTTGAGGTAGTACAAAACTCATCAAGCGGTTCGAGTGCGTTGTATAAGGATTTGAAAGATGCCTGTAACGAAGAGATATTGATTGCCATTCAGGGAGAAACAATGACTACTTTGTCAGGTTCGTCGCTATCTCAGTCAAAAGTTCACCAGGAAACTAATACCAAGAAGGGAAAAGCCCTGAAGCGTTACGTACAGCGCATGCTCAATAAGCACCTGGTCCCGCTACTAATCAAACGCGGTTATCCTGTAGTAGGTGGTAAATTCGTTTTCCCTAAATCAGCAACCGACATAACTGTTGACGAACTGGCAACGCTATCCGATATTATTGAAATACCGGCTGAATACGTGCACAATAAATTTGGCATTCCAATGGCAAAAGAGGGTGAAAAACTAGCTAAGAAGACACAAACAGCTACGCCTCCTATTCCTGACCCAACGCCAC